TATCACTCGCCGCGCGCGGAAATCGTTTCGCCGCTTTATCGACATCCTAAACCAGAGAGGCAGGCCATAACCATGCACAAAGATATTCTGATGGCCCGTCAGATGGCCCGCGTCGCACTCGTAACCAGAGATTCCGCACTGTGGGAATCAGCTCACAACCTTGCTCGGGGGTGTCTTCAATGCAAGTAAACCAGCCCGCCAGAACTATGTCAGAAAGTCGCGTAAAGCGCCGTGGCCACGTTACATCCGCTCTGCATTATCGCAGCTGCGGCAACCGTAAGGCGATGCAGGCGGCATTAAACCTTGCGCGCTGCGAGAAGTTAAACCAGCTCTACTTTTTGGGTGAATGCCCGTTCTGAGGAAATAGCATGAAATTTGAAAAAGCCATGAGAAAGAAAGCCAAGCTACGGCTGGCGCTTACCGGGCCAAGCGGTTCAGGGAAGACGTACAGTGCTCTGCTGATTGCTAAGGGCATCGGCGGAAAGGTGGCGGTTATCGACACCGAGAAAGGGAGCGCGTCGCTCTACTCTGACGTTGCCGATTTTGACGTGCTAGAGCTGGAGCCTCCATTCAGCCCGGAACGCTTTATTGAAGGGATTACCGCTGCCGAGCAGGCTGGTTACGACACTATTATCATCGACAGCATTACGCACGAATGGAGCGGCGTAGGCGGCTGTCTGGAGCTGGTTGATACGATTGCTAAAGCTAAGTTTAGAGGTAATACCTGGTCGGCATGGAGCGAGATTAACCCGAGACACCGTTTATTTCTGGATGCCATTCTGCGCAGCAATATGCATGTGATCGCCACCATGCGAAGTAAGACCGAGACGGCGCAGGTTGAAGAGAATGGCCGTAAGAAAGTGGCTAAGCTCGGCATGAAGTCAGAGCAGCGCGACGGCGTAGAGTACGAATTCACTACGGTGCTCGACCTGGTGCACGAATCGCACCATGCCAATGCCACGAAAGACCGTACCAAGCTGTTCTCAAATTCAGATCCGGTAATCCTCGGCGAAGATACAGGCAAGAAGCTGTTGCAGTGGCTAGAGTCCGGCGTTAACCCGCACGAGGAAGCGCTGAAACACTTCACCGCCCTTGCCTCTGCCGCACAGTCAGTCGAAGAGCTTAGGCCAGCGTTTGAAGAAGCCTGGCGCACGCTGCGCGGGACAGAGCAGCAGGCCAAAGCGAAAGACGTCTACGATATTCGCAAAGCTGAGCTGGAACCGGCACCCGCCGAATAACCCACAGGAAACCACCATGCCCCATAACAATCCTCACCAGAGGGTCGCATCGTTGCGCCCTAAATCTGAGCGAGAGCGCCAGCTGGAAGCTATAGCCGCTGATTGTATGGCGGCATGGCAGGCTGCCAAGGATGGCGAGCAGCATGCGAGACATGCCAACCCGGTAGAGAGTCGGGGCTGTGCAGAGACAGCTCGCATGGCGCGCGAGGCGGCACATTATCCGCAGCTTCCTCAAATCCTGATACCTGAACCATTCAACAACACGCCTGGCTATCACGACTACACAACGCGTATTCACGGGGCTGGCGGCGCTGAGAGACAGGAGTAAGCATGAAAAAAATCGCAATGTACCGGCGCTCAGGCGTCGGCAGTCCGAACGCTGGCCTGAAAGAGCGGATCATGTGGCGACTGAGTAAGGGGCCAATGACCGGCCAGCAGCTGGCTGAAGCGCTCAAAGTGTCCCTGAGCACTATTCATGAAAACCTTTCCGACTCTGTAATCGCAAAAGCCAAGGTAGCGACCGTTACCGCTGGCGAGTGGACGATTAACGATGGTCGCCGGGACAGGACTTACACAGCGGTGCGCAATCCGAAGCGCGTAGCCGTGAAGAATAAAACGATCGTTATCAGCAACCGGTCATTCGCCCAGTTCGGCGAAGAGAACCGGCAGAAGAACATCATCGCAGCACAGCGTCGCGCCCGGCTTATTGCCGCTGGCCTCTACATCACGGAGCTATGAAATGATCCATTACCATGGCGGCCCAATAACGCCAGAAACCTGCGCGCTGCGCGCATGGCGTGGACGCCATGCTTTTATATCATTCGCTCACCCTGAGCAGCTAAGGCTCGCCGCAGATGCTTGCCAGTCGTTTGCTTTCGATAATGGAGCTTTTACAGCATGGAAGGCCGCTGGCCGGAACAAAATCGACTGGAATGATTATTACGAGTTCGTGGCTCGCTGGAAAAATCATCCTGGGTTCGACTTTGCAATTATCCCTGACGTAATCGACGGCGGCGAGGCAGAGAACGATGCTCTTCTGGACGAGTGGCCGCACGGCGATTTTTATGGTGTCCCGGTATGGCACATGAATGAGAGCGATGAACGATTTATTCGTCTCTGCAATGAGTATCCGCGAGTTGCGATCGGCAGTTGCGGCGAGTACGACGTTAAACGGCCAAATCTAGCCGTAGCGCGTATAAAAGACTTGATACGCCACGTCACTGATGATTACGGCCAGCCTATTGCCAAGCTTCATGGTCTGCGCATGCTTAACCCGCTTATTTTTACAAAATTGCCGCTGGCGAGCGCGGACAGCACCAACGTAGCGCGCAATATCGGTATTGATAAGGCCTGGACGGGGGCTTATGCACCATCCTCAAAAGAAACTCGTGCCGCCCTCCTGGTAGAGCGCATCGAATCGCACAACAGCGCCGGCTCACTTTTATATTGCGAACAGCGCGACAAGTTGAACATTCAATATTCTCTGGAGGTATAAAAATGACACAGTTAGATTTGCAGCAACGGTTAGAACAGGCGGAAGAAAGAGAGCAATCAGCGGCAGGCGCGGCAGTAGTTCTGGCTGAGCAAGTGGCCGTGATTAAGGCAGAGCGCGACGCCCTTCAGCAGAAGGTGAGCGCGCTGGCGGCTCAGTATTCGGAGATGCAACTGGCAATGGCGTTATCCGGATTGATGTATGCAAAACCAAATCCTCAGCAAGTAGAAGATTATCACAACGGCATCAAAGCAGAAGGAGCTAAAGAATTTTCGGTATACCTCCGCGAGTGGTATTCGCCCGATGTTGAAAATCATGCTGAAGAATTCGCCAACCAACTCCGCGCACAGGGAGCCAGCAATGAGCAAGATTAAAGAGCTGGTAGAGCTGGCTGAAAAGGCAAATGTAGCTGGTCAAGGCACTTATGAGATGGTGTATTTTCGCCTAGATGCCAACCCAGCCGCTATCTTGGATATCGCTGCCGAAATGGAGGCTATGGAGAAAGAGCTAACTGAACAAGGAATCCTACTCGATAGGGTAACAAATAAGATGCAGAAGGCAGAAGCCGAACTTAAGCGAATCCGGGAAGCGGTGCCGGATGCGGTTGTTGCCAGCGAATTAAGGCACAAAGTCACTTTCTTTAGAAGCCACCGCGAATGCTGGCGCGATGGCTTTAACATGTGTCGAAACAACTTTCTGCGCATCATTGAGGGCAACAAAGATGAATAATCAGGAACGGCAGGCGCTGATTTCAGACGTAAAAGGACGCATACAGCAGATCAAGCGGGATATTGCTGGCGGTTGGACGGCTGACCGCTTTGAGTTGAAAGTGGCAAAAATTGCCCTGGCGGCACTGGAAACGCCGCATACTGAGTGCGAAAAGCTGAAATACATCCGCAGGCTTGAACGCAAGTTATCGGTGAGCAAAGCTTTGCTGAGCGAGGTTTCTCTATCACTCCTGGATAAAAACGAAGCACTGCCAGATCCGGTTATGCAGCCTGTGAAGTTGCCTGAACTCGAAACGTGGCGGAAGCCTGACGGCGTTCGGGCGCAAGGTGCTTATCGTGTTCTTGTCAAAGAAGCCATCCTCGCCGCTGGCTACCCGGTAGAAGAATGATAGCCATCAACCTTGCATTCATAGCCCTTTGCATTGTGGCTGTGTGGAAAGACTGAGTCGCTTAAGCGGCTTTTTTTGTGCCTTTAATTCGGAGTAACAGATATGTGTGACATCGCAGATGAAGCCTTTGAACGTGAAGAATGGGAGCGCGAGCTGGCGTTGAAGAATCGCAAGCTGCCGGCACCGCCGTCGCCGGTTTGTCGTAACGGCGATTGCGGCGAGAAGTCGCAGCCGGGCACCAGCTATTGCTCGTCAGAGTGCCGGGAAGATGCAGAGCGGCTGGCGCGGGCAGAGAGGCAGCGGAGAGTTGCTTAATGGACGCGCTGACTGAAAACGCTTTGCGGTCAGTTGCCCGGAGTTGCCGATCGGAAATCATCAGCGCCAAGAAAGGCAAACCCAAATCAGAGCACGACCGCATTACGACACTTCTGTTAGATAAATACACCCAAAAGATTACCGCCCTGCCGCCTGGCAAATTCCGTCCACGGGATTGGCTGGTCTACTTCGTGCGCGTGGTGGATAAGGAGATGAAGAATTGAGTGAGGCAACCATTTTAGATATGTGCTGCGGCTCGCGCATGTTCTGGCTTGATAAGCAGGACAGCAGAGCCGTTTTTTCTGATGTACGCAACGAGAGCCACACGCTTTGTGATGGCAGGCTATTGAATATCGCGCCGAACGTGATCGCTGATTTCCGGCAGCTCCCGTTTGAAGATTGCAGCTTTGCGCAGGTCGTATTTGATCCTCCCCATCTCGACCGTGCCGGAGAAAATGGCTGGATGCGCAAAAAGTATGGCGCGCTGAATAAAGAAACGTGGCGAGACGATATCCGGGTTGGGTTTACTGAAGCTTTTCGCGTATTGCGGCCACACGGAACGCTTGTCTTTAAATGGAACGAAACACAGATACCAGTTAGCCAGGTTATCGCGCTGACCGATCAAAAGCCCACTATCTGGCAACGCACAGGCAAAGGCGACAAAACACACTGGATTATCTTTCTGAAATCGTAATCACCCTCCCCACATCGCAACCAAAAATAAACGAGGTATAGCTATGCACCAACATCAGCTACAGCCAGACTCGCTTGTTGATCTCAAATTCATCATGGCGGATACTGGCTTCGGCAAGACGTTCATTTACGACCGCATCAAAGACGGTACCCTACCAAAAAGCAAAATCATCCACGGCCGCGCCCGCTGGCTATATAGTGACCACTGCGAATTCAAAAACAAGCTCCTGAATTGCCATAATGGGTAAATGCGCGGGTAAAATAAAATACTCAACTGAAATTATCCTTTCAATACAATCCCCTGCTTGCGTTATTCGATGTATGCAGGGGACGCCATTTCAGCATTACCCCACGTTACCCACCGTTACCAAAACCCAGCAATCACGCGGCTTCCACACAATTTAATATAACCCGACGTTAGCCGATGTTGGTTGACTGCACCGTCTCTTTATGGGCATATTCTCAAATTTACCGGGAATTATGCCTACATGCTGACAGTGAAGAAATA